CTTCGCAGCCACGCAGTGCACAACCAACTCCTGTGCGGTGCAGGTGTGCGGGATCTGCTGCATGCGGGACATGTAGTCTGGGTTGTCGAGGAAGCGTTGCAGGCTGTCGCCGGTGACGCCTAACTGCTTGGCGAACGCCTTGTCGTAGCGTACGGGAGGTGCGCCCAGAAAGCCCACCAGAAGCTGCGCTGCGAACGACGCCCACCCTAGCTGATACCCGCAGCCCAGCAGCGCCGACTTGGCAGACTGCCTGAGATCAGGATGACTCTCTTTAGACAGCCCGGGGATGTTGAACATCTGCGCACCAAACTGTGCGTAGGGGTCGCCCTTGGCCTTGAAGATGTTGAGCATCTCTTCGTAGTCAGCCAGCCATGCCAGCACTCGAGGCTCGATCTGAGACAGGTCAGCGACCACCAATTGGTGGTTCTCCGGAGCCATGATCGCCTTACGCAGGAAGCTCCCACGTTTAAGGTTCTGCATGTTGATGGCGCTGCCCTTGCTGGCTGTCCACCGTCCGGTGCTTGCCCCGTAGTAGCTTAGCGGCACCGGCAGTGCGCCTCGAAAAGCGATGTCCAGAAACCGTTGCGCTCGAGTCCGCTCCGTCGTCGACTTGACGCGTAGCCTTGCCTCACACAGAAGCGCCACTTCTTCTCGTTCGCCGTTGAGCAGCGCTTGGAACAGTGCGTCGTTCTTTGCCAAGGCGTAGGTCGGCTTGCCCGTGGTCTTGCTCTTCTTCATCGGCGGCTCGCACCCCATCGACACCAGAAGCTCAGCGAACTGCGGGTTGCTTGCCAACGCTGTTTCCTCGACGCCCAATCTTGCAAGCAGCCCGTCACGAGTTTCCTTCTCTTCCAAGATGGCATGCGCGAGCATGTTTTTGTCTAGCTCCAATAACGGGCGGGTGTACATGCGCAACGTCATGTCGATGAGCTTTAGCTCCTTGACCGGGTACCCGGTCAGCAAGCGTTTGAATATCTCTTCGCAGAGATACGTGTCATGTGCGCAGTACTCTGCAAGCTCCGCCTCAACCTCAGGCGCAAGCGCATCCAGCATGCCGTCGGTGCTGTACACGGCGTTGCCCTTTGGCGGTAGCTGGAAAGCTTCAGCCAGCTTGCCTAAGCTGTTGCCTACCTCGATTCCGCGCAGTGCGCGGGCCATCGACAAGGTGTCGAAGATGTGGCACGGGTTGGCACCGTATATCCAAGACAGGATCGTCACATCGAACTGTGCATTGTGGGCGAGCACCGCAGTGCGGGACCAATCAATACTGTTCGCCCAACCTTGAATCTCGTCCCGGCTTAGCCACTCGGCAGCGCCCTCCGCACCGACAGGCTTCCAGCACAGCCCCCACGCCTTGAAGCGCGGGTCACGCACGTACTCCTCGGTCGTCATCTTCGACAACGTGTAGGTCTTCTTGCACCACGCCGTCTCGAAGTCCAGCACAATGATCTGATCGAACGGGCGTTTAGTTGTAGCTGCCACGGTCAGGCGCTCCCTCTTTAATGTCTTCGGCGACTTTGTTGTATGCCATCTCAAGTATTTCGTAGGCGTCGTCCATGTCAGCGTTGAGCGCCGCAATGTTGAGCACCGACTCGTTGTCCACGAACGTGTCTTTCTTTACGATGAGTATCGCGCTCAGGTTCGAGTCTTCTTTGCAGCAGTCCACAAATAGGCTCAGCGCATTCAGGAATACGAAGCGTCGGCTCAGCGGCATGCTGTCCAGCATCTCTACAAACTGCTCATACGTCCCTCTGTCCATTTAAGAACTCCTCTAGTTGATTAAGGTTAGTCTCGTTGATCACAAACGTAGTGCCGCCAGCGGCACGGATGTCAGCTAAGTGCTTTTCTTGTAGTGCGGTGGTCTGCCCCTTTCCGGCTTTTGCCTCAATGCCAATGAAGTGCCCATCGTGACAAACAAGGAAGTCCGGGACGCCGCTGTTGCCGTAGCCTGTGCCAATCGGCATGGCGTAGTACGTCCTTGTCGTGTCCAAGATTTTACGTATATGTTTCTTAACTGTCGCTTCGGGAGTTGCCATTGCAAAATCCTTGTGTTGGGTAGGGGGGAAATGTAGATTCCGCGCCCCCCTGATTCGCGGTGAGGAGATGCAGTGTGCGGACAACTTACACTGCTCAGCAAAGGCCCACATCTACAAGGCGGGCACCCCTCTGCTGGTACATGCCCAATGGGCATTAACGCTGTACTGACAGCACCTCGATCAGTTTCTGTGTGTAGTGTGCTGCTTTCTTGATCTCTTGCAAAGCTTCATCCTTGGCCCCCATCCGCATGAGGTACTTGAGTGCGTTGCCCCGGTAGAAGCCGATCTGTTGTTCGACCGGCCATGTGTCCACCACATCCCAAGGCTGAACGCGAAGTGTCTTGTAGTGCGAACCGCCGACTTGTATGTCACGTGCTGATGTCGAGTCCACGTTTTCTCTCCCGGTAGCGTTTCATGATTTCGGAACGTGTCGTGCGGCGACGAGGTAGATCTTCGCCTTTTCCCAGCGCATACACTGGGATGCAATCCCGACCTAAGTTGTCCTGTTGCCACTGCGTGATGTGCACAACGCCTTGCTGTCGTAGTTCGCGAAGCCATGACTGGGCAGTCACAAGATGCACCTCTGCTTCGCTTGCTAGCCGTGCTGCCGTCGTCGGGCCGTTGTGCAGCACCGCAATGGTCTTAGCCATCTTGATGTGATTGATCTTCCTCAAAGCCGAGTCTCCTCCGCTTGAATGCGGACGGTCTGCACAAGGAGTCGCATTTGTGCGATCAGGTCTGGCCCCATGTCAACGGCATCTGCCCACTTCCGCTCGATCAGGAGTTGTTCGTAGTCTTTCAACATGTGTCGCAGCGTAAGCAGTGGGTTTGCGTAGTCGTTCATAGGTTGTCCTCGTTGTATAGGGTGCTCTTCCACATCGTGACGACGGGCATGTGATTGTGACTTTGTGTGGGTACGACGTACTTGATGGGGGAGATCCAGCCCATCAGCTTTAGCGCTCGTACGCCTGAGACCCACACGTTGGGGTGCAGTTCCTTGGGGCGAGTGAGTCCGCGCACCCTACAGTTTGCTCGAAACTCATCGCCGAGAACAAGCGGTTTTGACGTCAGCAACTCTTTAGCCAGCTCAAGATAGCCTTCTACGAACTCAGGGCTGGTGTTGTACGCCTTGGCCCAGCACTTCTGAGCCAGTTCATAGGCGTTGTCCATACGGTCGTCTACCATTTTGCTTCTCCTATGTCAGTCATCATATCCGCGAACGTGTGGGTAGCTCGTTGTCCACGTGCTTGTCGGCCCGATGACTGGGGGTTTGTTGGGGGTGGGGTCGCTTGGCTGTACGTTATCAACGTCTTTGGAAACGGCCACTCTACGGCAGTCCCACTTCCAGACGTTTTGATTGTTTGGGGAAGTTTTTTCGCTGATGATTTTCCCTTCATTGACTAACTCCCGCATCGCAGAGTTAACAGCTGTCCGCCCCACTAAAAAGTAGTTAGACAGTGCTTTGGTTGTGACGCCACCTTTTCGTCCTCGCATGTGGCGCTCTATTTTTTCTTTTACGGTCATGAAACTTATCCCAGTGAATTAAGAAACTTGTCCAGCTTGTCGTGCAACTCTTTCCGGGCTAGCTCGCCCATCGTGCTCGTGAGCATCTGGGTCTTTGAGTACCGCTTGATGATGACCTCGTTGGTATTGGCAAGGTGTTCTTTCAGATCCGCACCCGCTTCAAGATTGAATTCTTTGTCGGTTACGATCAGTCGGTACAGCTCTTTGTGTACGCTCATGTGTTTCCCTCCTGTGCCGCCTCATGTCCTTCCATGAACCCGTCATGCCACGCCTTGTCCCATGCGATGCACCACAACTTATAAGAGCCATCGAGCGGGAACCTGAACTCTGTTTTGTCCTTCATGTATGCCTTGACGTCCTTGCGCTTGATGAACGCTTCCCATGCCTTGTCACGGGCGCGATTGTTGATTGGGATGTTGTCTAGTTTCATGTGTTCTTCTCTTTCTCGTCTATTGGTTGCATAGCTTTGCTCAGCATCTGGTCGTGCTGTCGCTTCATTTCTTTTATCGTTTCGAGAATTTCCTCGATCTGCTTAATCGTGTACTCGCCTTCAGGCAGGTGGAATCTCGCCATTCTGTAGGTTTTGATTTCTTCGGTCATGTGTTCTTCTCCTTCAGCTTTGCTTCGACCGCAAGCGCCAATTCCTCGTAGTTGTAGTTTTTGCTGTGAATAATCTGGTATTCCTCATCCGTCAGCCCGACCCATTGGCGCGGTTCAAGCCTAGGCCAGACTTCGAACAAGTTATTAAACTTTATTTTGCGATCGTTGATCTCTCGTTGCGTGAACCCGGCGATGAGTAGTACGGCGTTTTGTTTTTCATTGATCACGGCTCTCCCCCTCGATACCTAGCATCTCTGATACGTCTTCAACCTTGATGTAATCAAAATCAAACTCCCACAACGACTCTAATTTTTTTGCTGCTTCGTTCGCCTCTTCCAAGGTTTCATGTGTTGATCGCACATTGGTCAGTCCGCGACCGGGATAGTAGGTAGACCAAGCTACCACCCAAAAAACTTTCCATTCACGCTTCACAACCTCTACCGGATCTTTATCTACTCTGTCGTCGTAGCAGGAACATCCTCGTTCCCAACACTCTTTGCTAACCAACATGGTTCTTCTCCTTCAGCCTTGCTTCAAGGTCACGCTCATATCCCCAGTCGCCTGATATGCACTCACCAAATTGGTTATGGTGTTGTACATACATCGCGTTAATCTCCTCAGCCGTCAGCTCTACCCACTCATGCTTCCTGTACAGCGGGATCCAACTGCGGCCAAGTCCTGCGCCGTCATACCTAACCCGCTGGCTAACGGGGTGATACCAAAGGACGGGTTTCATGTGTTCTTCTCCCTGAGCCATGCCTCGATAGCCCGTGCGAAATCAAACCACCCGCTCTCCCATGCGTCGTACTCCTGATAGACGGCGTATCGGTCGTACAAGGTCTGCGTCTCTTCTTCTGTCAGCCCGACCCATTCCTTTGGTTCTTTCGCTGATTCCTGAGCCGTGGCCCACGCCTTCTCAACCCA